GTATCCGGATGATCTCGACCCTCGCATCGTAGTCCGGGAGGGTTACGTAAAAGACCTTGTCGAGCCTTCCCGGGCGCATAAAGGCGTCATCCAGAATGTCGACGCGGTTCGTGGATCCGATGACCAGGACGCCCTTGTTCTCACGGAAGCCGTCCAGCTCAACGAGGAGCTGGTTGAGGGTCTGGTCCCTCTCGGCCTGGGCGTTGTCGCCGTCGGTGCCCCTCCTCCTGGCGAGCCCGTCGACCTCGTCGATGTAGACCATGCAGGGCTGGTTGGATCTGGCAAACTCAAAGAGCTCACGGACACGGGATGCACCTGTTCCCACATATTTTTCTTGGAATTCCGAACCGGACGTGGGGATGAACGGTAGATCGCACTCCCCCGCGAGGCACTTTGCCATGAGGGTCTTGCCCGTGCCGGGCTCTCCGTGGAGGAGGATCCCCCTCGGCAGGCGCACATTGTAGGGCTCGTACCTCTCCGGGTTCTTCATGAAATCAATGACCTGCGTCAGCTCGCTCTTCAAACCGTTGTAGCCGCCGATATCGGCAAAGGTCATGTTCTTTGTCGCCGTCTCGATCCTGAAGCTACCGGTAGAACTGCGACGGTTCATCTTGCTCAGCTGCAGCTGCCTCCACACCGACGGATCCAGACGCTCCGGCTCGGCCGATGCCGCCGATGACGAATTCATGATGCCATCCGTCGTTGTGATAACAATGACCGGATCCGTCGTAATGTTCACCGGGGCACGCCTCCTCAGCCTGTCCAGGTACGAAAGACTCGGCCTGCCCAGACGATCCAGATACCCATCCGTCCGCCTCGCAAACTGATGCACAAACGCTTCCACACCGCACGTCATAAGGACCCCCACAACCGATAGTCCCCTCATGGTTTTAACACACCTATGATGTTCTTAAGCTATTGGAATAAAAAAAATTATGGGGGAGATTAAAATGGTGGTATTGTTGGAGGATCTTCCTCGGAAGAGGAGGAGGTCGTGGCAGCAGCAGCAGCAGCGGCCGGCGAAGAGGATGAACACGATGGATGTGCCGGCGTGGGGTAGGTTCCGTCTGATGGGTGAGTCGGAGCGGTTCGGGAGGTTCTGGCTGAGCGAGAATATGGTGAGGGAGGCGTCGGATGATAAGAGGTCGAGGACGTTTGCGATCCTGCGTTATGTGCACGGCGGTGATGGTTATGGGTATCAGCTGTTTTACAGGTCGAGCGGGCACAATTCGGCTGCTCCGGGGACATGGTTCCCGTGCGACGGCTTCATGCTGTCCAAGGAGAGGATCGAGGGTGATACGTGGGGGTCGTTCAGGGCGGTGGGGGCATTTGTCAAGCTGACCCAGACGGTGTTTTCCAGGGGGATGAGGGAGAACAGGGCGCTGATGAGGGCCATCATCGGCCTGGGTCATCCTCGGCTCACGAGTGAGAAGGAGGTGCTGGATTCGCTGCTCCGGCGGTTCGGGACGGAGCGATTCCTGCACGCGTCCTATGTCATCGGGGGTGGTGTGTGGGAGGACATTTCGGATGTCATTCGGGATGGTCTTGGTATAACCGGGGTCAGCAGGAGGGGTCCGATACCGATCACGGTGGCGGGTGTTCTCGAGCGGCCCACGGACGTCAATGTGTTTGCGAGGCACGCGGTGTCGACAAATTACTGCAAGGAGGAGTATGTCCACGGCACGACGGCGTTTGTGGACCTGTCCAAATGGATGAGGGGCGATCTCATCTCGATCGGCACCGAATCGGGAATGAACAAGACCCTGAGGCGTCTGCGGTCGCAGCCGGTCGTGTGCATGAGATCGATCCCGGTGCTGATAAGCGGCGTCCCGCACATTATTGAGGACTTTTACAATTTTGACCTGGACACGATGGACTGCAATGTGTTTGACGGGATCAAAAAGACCTTTACAAAAATTATCGAGAGCGGCAGGATTTACATCTGATTCAAAAATTTAAAGATAAATAAATGGAGTGGTGGTTGGCATCGTGTCTTATTCTGTTCAGCATAATATGGTTCACCAGCGGGGTTTTTATAGGGCCCACCCATTATGTCCCATCCCTGTGCACGGTCTTTACGCATCTCAATCATGGGTGCAGATACTCGCAGCTGATACCGTTCATGTGCGCACTCACACTGAACCTCATCCTCGTCATGATGCTGATCTACAGGATGACGGGGAGCATGGCCATTGTCATTACATTCGGTGTCGCCTGGATCGTATTCAGTGTCGAACTGGTCCGTATCCGTCCCCGCGATGACATGGACGCCTCCTTCGATTGGGTCCACACCGCCATGTCCGGGATGATCTACTCGTGCATCATACTGACAATCGCCATCCTGACGTCCCCCGCCGTCGCATGCATCATTGTCATCGGCCAGATCATTGTCGAGACCATCCGGGTCAGGGACACCCGCATGTACTCCCATATCGTCGGCATATCTCAGCACATTTACCTCCTCATCTTCATCGTCGCATTCATCATCAAAATTGAACAGGGGGGGTTTAAGAAGAGAATAAGATAAGAGAAAGATGGTGTTTGTGGATTTCGATGAATTGAAGATCAGCACGCAGACGATAATTGCGGATACGGGCGTGCCGATGGACATTGAGGATATCTTTGGGAGGGTGTCGGTGGACAATGATGAGGGTGGGGCTGGTGGGGGTGATTGGGGGGGCCTTGGGGAAAACGGGGGGGCCTTGTGGATACGGTGAGGATCATGGCGATGTACTACAAGGAGCAGACGGTGGTGAGTGAGCGTTACAACTTCAAGAAGCGGTCGCGGTTCTTCAGGAACGCGCTGAACGTCATCCTGTGCATCGGGGGGACAAAGATGATCAACTTCAAGCTGTCCAAGAACGGCAAGTTCCAGCTGACGGGGTGCAAGGACGCCGGTCATGCCAAGGCGTCGGTGGTTGCTTTTCTGAGGCGTGTGCATGCGGTGTGCGGGTGTCTGCCCCCCACGACGACCGTTGTTATCCAGACGGTCATGACGAACGTCGACTTCAACACGGGGCATGCGATCAACAGGACGATCCTCGATGATAACATGAACAGGCTGACGCCGTTCTTTTCACTGCTGGAAACGAGCTTCGGGTACACGGGGGTGAATATCAAGATCCCCGTGCCGCAGGACTACTGGCGCACGCTCAATGTGCCCGTCATAACCATCGAGGACGGATCCCGGATCAGGGAGGAGACGCGTGTCCTCGGTGATGTGCTCCAGGCCCAGGACCGGCAGAAGGTGATGAGCAAGCCCAAGTACAACACGTTCCTGGTATTCCACAGTGGCAACATCATCATGAGCGGCATGTGCCCTCAGGTCATGCGCGGCGATTACAAGATCCTCACCAACCTCCTGACCGAATGGCGCGGCCAGATCACCGAAAAGATGATGGAATAACAGGGTTGAAGCCAACCCCATCAAACTTTAATCGGGGTGGATTTACTCGGGTTTACTCAGATCTCCTCTCCTTATCTAATCCTTAAACCGGTATTAAACCCACCTTAAGGATTAGATAGATTGTATAAATCCTTAAGTGTCTTCAAAATCGAGTTGGGTTTGATTTGGGTTTTAACCCGCACAGGGTTTGAAATATCCTTAAGTATCGTTAAAATAAGGGTTGAAACTACCCGAAGAAGCACTTTAAGAGGACTCGGAGGCCTGAAAGAAATGGGGTGTTAGGGTTGTCGTTTTCTGCTTGTTCTTCCGAATTTTTTGTGTGAATCGAGGGAGACGGAGTAGAGCATGATGGCGATGCCGATGACGGTGAGGATGATGAGGATGACTGTTGCGGTCATGCACGACCCGTTATTCTTGGTATCGAGTTCATCGGTCCATATGCATCTGCACAGCCCGGGGGGGTCGCTGCTGCCGTCATCGATCGTCGTTACGATATTGCGGCATACGCATACACGGTGCCTCTTGTCCGGGTCGAGGGGGATGCTGCCGCCTTGCATTTATTTGATAAGTTGTGGAAAGAAAAAAAAAGTTATAGAGGAGGAGAATAAATGTGCAGACTCAGGGTGGGACGATCGGATGTGCACTCGACACGGTGCCTCCCCGTCCTGTCATCGATGTAACCAAACGCATCCTTGCTCGTGTAGGTATTCAAGACGGACGATGCTCCTCCTTCCGGAAACAACTGCTCCGACAGGCGTCCGTCCAGGACACGGAACAGACACCCTCCGGATGGGTGGCCGTGGATAGATGTCTGCTGCGATGGAAGCCAGGCGATCATGACAATCTCAAACTCTTGACACCGGAAGATGATGTGGCGCTGGTATTTTGTCGGATCCGTCAGCCCCGCGATGAGGGCCTCATCGCTGATGATGGGCCGGATAAGACGATCCCATTCCCCCCCGATGAGCTCCTCCATCGATTCGCGCAGCGTCAGCAGGCTCCGTCCATCCAGTTCTGATCGGATGCTTTCCCCGAGACTGATAATGTTATCATGCATATTTTTTTTTTGAATACCCTCATTTATTAAACATGGAGAAGAGGATACCAAATTACTTTGGGATGTGGGACCAACAGATCTCAGCCAACATATGGAGCCCATCCCTCGTCGAGTCAGCCAACCGCCTCCGCCTCGATCGCACACTCCCACCCCGTCCACCCACAAAGGGCGACATTATCCCATGGCAGTTCAGCGCATGCGGACAATCACCACGATGCATGAACGAATTCGAACCGGGATGCGCCTACGTCGACGGCGTGTCTTAATAGCTCGTATGAGCAATATAAGCAATGGACCAGGCACAGGATCTGATAAGCCCCGATACGCCACCCTATCGTGTAGAATCGATAGCGGGGATGACGGGCATGTACAACACCTTTGATTCTGTGGAGGCTGCAATCCGGCGGGGATTCCTTACAAAGGATCATGCCCCACAGAAGGGGTACATGATCCACGCCCGACCGGGTGCGCCCTGCATCTACGAGCCCGGCATGTGCACCAAAGTGTATGAGATTATGGATAATAACATCTGTGTGTGCACCATCTCCGTCCAGGTCTGGCGCTGCTCCAGTGGCGCCGTGACCAAGTGCATCCGACACACCGAGCACCTGCACCTCCTGCATATGATCGCACAGAAGCAACGATTTTGCCCCGACCTCCTCCCCCTCGTCTGGTCTTTTATTGAACAAAAACTGATTTAAGGATCTCGTATACACATAAATAAAATGAGGAATATTATCATCATGATTATGATGATAGGCGTTATGGGTGTATTCGAGGGGGACGGGACATTCTATGGGAGTGGGGGGGCCGGGGAGTCGGGGGCGTGCATGCTGAAGAAGGGGTTTAACGGGGTGGGGGTGACGTGTGCGATGAACAAGGAGGATTACATGGATGGGGCGGTGTGTGGCAAGTGTGTGAGGATTACGGGGAAGGGGGAGGGAGCGGGGATGACGCCGATCCTGGGTCCGATCTATGCGACGATCGATAATGAGTGCCCCGAGTGCAAGAAGGGCGATGTCGACCTCGGTCTTGGTGGGGATGGGAGGTGGAGGATCAGTTGGGATTATGTCCCATGTGATGAGGCGAGGAGGGGTCATCGTCTCCTCCGCTGATTGTGGGTATGTGTCTGTTCAGAATGGACAGGTTTCCGAACGAGATTCGTGCCGAGATTTATCAATGGGACCCGACCTTCCTGTGCATCCTCCGAGAGCGGGTCCTTGCAGAGATGACCGGAGCATGGATGTGGGATGTGGTCGATATGCTGGATCGCCATTTCACCGTCCGGAACTACATGGAGGATTGGGCCGTCCCACCACCCTGCGTGATCAACGGCCAACTCTACATCCGAGGATTCCCCTTGCGGATCTGACAGAATCCTTAAGAACGTCCAATGTTGGAACCATCTACAGCTTATTGATATGTCTTTAAATCATTTCGATCCTTGTTGAAAACTCTTTTACTGATTTTCTTTAGATTGTGGAAAATTATGAGGAATAAAATTTTTCTGAGCAGTTTATAGAAATTCATCTTTTATCCATGGAGCATAACAAGGTATGGTATGCGCCCAATAGGAAGGAGGCATATGGTGAGAGGGAGATTTCTGCGGTAGTTGAATGTCTGGAGGACGGGTGGCTGGCGGGCTTTGGACCCAGGACGGTCGAATTCGAGAGGAGGGTGGCCGCCGAGTTTGGCAAGAAGCACGGCCTGTTTGTCAACAGCGGGTCGTCCGCCATCCTGCTGGGACTCCACGCCCTCAATCTCCCCGCCGGGACGGAGGTGCTCAGCCCCGCGTGCACATTCTCAACGACCATCGCTCCCGTCCTGCAGACCGGGATGAAGCCCGTCTTCTGCGATGTCGAACTCAGGACATACGTCCCATCTGTCGAACAGATCCTGTCCAAGATCACTCCCGATACCCGTGTGATCCTCCTCCCAAACCTGGTCGGTTCCAAGCCCGACTGGGAGGCGATACGCGCTGCCGTCGGGCCCGACATGATCCTCTTTGAGGATTCCGCCGACACCGTCACTCACACCCCATGGACCGATGTCGCCATCACGAGCTTTTACTCGAGCCACCTGATCACGGCGGGCGGATCGGGCGGCATGGTCATGTTCAACTGCGAGAAGCAGCTCAAGCGCGCGACCATGTTCCGCGACTGGGGACGCATCGGCGATAATTCCGAGGACGTTACGACGCGCTTCGAGCACACCGTCGACGGCATCCCCTACGACTACAAGTTCCTTTACGGGGCCGTCGGGTACAACATGAAGTCGTCCGAGATGAACGCCGCCTTTGGTCTTGTCCAGCTGGATCGTATCGAAGAAATCCGAGTGAAGCGCAGGACCGTATTCGATCGCTACATCGAGAACCTCAAGGACGTCCCCGAGATCGTCCTCCCACTCAACACGTTCGACTCGGACTGGCTCGCAATCGCCTTCATGTACAAGAACCGAATGAGCCTCCTGACCTACCTCGAGGCACACAACGTCCAGACCAGGGTGTGCTTCGCCGGCAACGTCACCCGCCACCCCGCCTACCGCCAGTTCCTCGGAGAATTCCCCAACGCCGACCGCATCATGGCCGAAGGCTTCCTCCTCGGCGCCCACCACGGCATGACCACCGAGGATGTCGACTACGTCTGCAACCACATCAAAACCTTTGTCAGGATGGACGCCTGAGAACCACACATTGTTGTTTCACGCTTAAAGATTTTTTGATCGAATCTTTACGGTTAACATTCAGCCGATCCAGTCCTTGAAGGTTGGTGGATCCGTGCCACCACGGATAACAGAGTCCTTCCTGAACCACCGCACATCCGGCGACGAGACCGCCTTGTAAGCCCCAAAGCCCGCAGACCCCATGACGGCCGCCACCACGAGGCCGACCAAGGGCGCCGATGCCCTGTTCGGTGGACGCATCTCCTTTTTTATTACCAAGAAACCCCAGTCATTAAAACTGATCCTTCCTTCTACGACCAAATCCTTAATTATCATAAGATGGATTTTAAGAATGACATGGCGGAGTTTGGGTTCAGGAGGGCGAGGTGCAATCAGCTGCCCCGGGAGATGAGCATCCGGACGATGCTCGATGCGGTCATGGAGAATACGGTCCGGCAGTTTGTCAAGAACCTGGTGTTGGACGAGTGGAGGGGCATATTCGATAACCACTTTGGGGTATCGGACGAGGAGATTGTGAGCCGCAACGGTGTGCCCATAACCGGCAATGACATGACGATGATGGACGAGGCCGATCCGTTGATGAGCCATGTCGCCAGGCACATGGAGCTGGTGGATTCGGCGATGGAGCAGTGGCGGATCATGACGAACCGTCGCCACGGCAGCGTCATTCTCGACTACAATGTCGATTTTTATCCCGACAATCGCAACATGACCAACAAATTCGGGGCCGCCTTCCATGAGAAGTACGAGGAGCCCGTTGTGGAGGACAAGCCGAAGCTGACCGCCTATCAGCGGTTCTGCAAGAAGAACTACCAATTGATCAAGGCCGAGAACCCCGACCTCAAGTTCGGGCAGATCAGCAAGGAGATCGGGAAGCGGTGGCGTGCGCTCAGCAAACAGGAGAAGAAGGAGTGCTCCAAGCTCCAGTTCCCCAAGAGGCCGTCAGCAACAGAAACCCAGCCTGCCCGTAGGCCAAGGGCGGGGACGAAGAAGAAGAAGTTTTTTGATGGGGTCGCTCCGGTCATTGCACAGGAGAGTCAGGGCGACATGACACCACGACAGATCCACAAGCGCATGGAGAGGCTCTGGAGAATCGAGAAGGAGAACGGTCGAGCGTCCCCCGCGTCATCCGATAATGACGAGCCGGCCGATCCCGTCATGAACAAGGACTACATGTCGGGCGACGTTCCAATGACCATGTCCGAGGAGAGAGCGCTGGATATCTACAATCGGGCGTCCTATGATAATCTCCTGACGGAGCTGATCCATAATAACATTGTCGTCCCAGAGACAACACCACCCACACCCGAAAAACGACGGGAGGTCATCAATGCACTGATGAACTGGACATTTACAAATTAATTCTCGTCTGAATAAAAAAATGTCAAAGTGTGTGTATTGTGTGAAGCAGGCCAAGTACCAGAGCGCCAAGGGCGTGCCGGAGGTGTGTCGAACCCACCGCTCTCATAATGGCAGGACCTGCTATTCATCGTCCAGATGGTGCCAGGACTGTCAGATCGGTTCAACGGGTGTCAGGACGTTTGCACACCCCGATGATCCAACAAAAGCACGGTATTGTGCCGATTGTGTCCGCAAATATCTGCCCCAAGGAACCAAGGCCGTGAATGTCGCCTACGAAAGGAGGAAGCAGAGGCGGATAACAGCGAGCACAGCCCGGGGAAGATCACAGCGTGGCGGCGGGAGGAGATCATCATCCCAGAGTGGATCGGGGACAGATAGTGGACAGCAGGCCGCTGCCGCCATTCTGACAATGTTATCCCGTGGATCATGAACAACGCCGCGGGGTCGGCCGATGGGTGCCTTTTATGAGGCTCCGTCAGATACTCCCAACTGGTGTCATTATCCAGCCTGATACCGAGTATCCGCTCCATCTCATGCCTGGTCAGGGTATGATTCCACTTCATATCGAACTGCGCCCATTCGTACAGCAGTTGCTTTTGTTGTGGTGATGAGGACACATGCTGTGATACGACACCATCCCGGATCAGGCAGACGGTTTCTCCGGATGTGGTCTCCAACCAGACAAAGTATTTTGAGAGGGCGGGAGAGTCGCCGCAGCCAAACGCCCTCCTGATATCGTTATCAGTCATGATTTTATCTGCCCACATAAAAAAGATTCAAGGGAACCAGTATAAATAATTTTATAATATTGGCTTCCTTACAGAGAGGATACCAAAGACAACGGCCCACTGCAGACTACTGCTGAATGAGAACGGCTACACCCTTCACCACAACCACACCGAGGTCGGGCGGCTCATCAAGCTCCCCGATCTCGAAAAGGGCCTGGAGCTCCACAAGGTGGTTCCCACGGGACCACAGCTCCCTCCCGCGATCAGAGGCATCGAGCTCTTTCGGTTCGCGCGCCTGCACACCGGGCAGTGGGTGGTTCCGCACGAGATCATCAATGACGGCTTCCGCATGAGGCTCTGTGGGCTCCAGCTCCAGAGCGTGCATGTATCGCCGTCGTTCGAGTTCGAGAAGGAGCCACTGGTCGGGTCGCCCGGGTCGACACACGGTCGCAGCATCGTGTATCTGGGGTACTACCTCCCGGACAACACGGCCGTCATCCAATCGCTGAGCGACTCCCTGAATGCGATGGGCATCACGCATGCGCTCCTGACGTTCATCACGTGCCCGTCGACAGCGGAGCCCATCTCGGTGAATTACTCCATGACCAATGACTTTTTTAATCTGAGCGAACAGAACAGGGCCATCCTGACCGATCCGTCGAATTCGTATATTATTGGTGCATCGTTCGGTGGGGCATTCGACATGGTGTCCCCGCTGAACTCGATTTACCAGGACGGCTCGTACTACGGCGGTCCCCAGGGGATGGCGATGCTGGCCAAGGATCTGGCGTGGGCGTGCAGCCCTCCCGTGTGCTCCGAGTACCCGTGCTCGTTCGAGTACATGGTGCAGCAGGGCGATAGCTGCGCATCGATCGCATCGGACTTTCATCTGACATTGGAGGAGTTCCTGGCGGCGAATCCGGGCTTGGTCTGCGACCCTCTGTCGATCACGACGCCCTACACCGTCAAGCAGGGGGATTACTGCTATGCGATCGCGCAGGAGGCGGGCATCACACTGGACGAGCTCCTCCGCCTGAACCCCGGCCTGGACTGCAGCGCGCTCCGGCCCGGTCAGGTCATCCAGCTCCCACACTACGTCGTCATCCCGGGTTCATCATCGACGTGCCGCACGTACACCGTCCAGTCGGGAGACACGTGCTCCACGATCGCCAAGGCGAACGGGGTGTCGCTCCATGACCTGCTGTGCGCGAACCCCACCACACAGTGCAGCAGCCTGCAGGTGGGTCAGGTCCTGAACATCCCCACGACCACGATCCCCTTCCCGCCGACGCCGCCCGCGGACGGCCCGTTCATCAAGTACATCGATCTCGATCTGGAGAACATTGTCGCGTCGACGCCGGCTCAGGCCCAGAATTTTGTGGACTCGATCGGGTCGCTGTGCCGCTCCCTGAGGGAGGTCGGCTTCAAGACCATCTCGCATGCGCCCCAGCCACCTTATTTTACGGCGTCCTACAATAATGTCTACCTTAGCCTGTTCCAGCAGCACGCCCAGGATTTTGATTTCCTGAATATCCAGTACTACAACAACGGCCCGTCCCAGACGTTTGAGCAGGTGTTTATCCGGTCGGATTCCAGCAATCCGGGGACATCGATCCTCGAACTCATACAGAGGGGCATCACCCCTTCCTACCTCGTTGCCGGCAAGCCCAGTGAGCCGTCGCAGGCGACCAGCGGCGGCTTTATCGATCTGACCACGCTTGCACAGTACTTCCAGCAGGCGTATGCGACCAAGGAGCTGTGCGCGTGGTGCTCGCAGGGCGGTGCAATGATCTATTACTTCTCCACGACGTCCCTGCCGACATCATCAAAACTGAACCAGCACCTCGACCCCTACATAACAACCACCTACCGATCGGACGATCCGCCGTCCATGGATGATGAGGTCAAGCAGTTCTTTGTAGCACTGACCAGCTCTCCCCCATGCACCGGATGCTAATCACGCCAGGGTCGAATCCAACTTTAGGCCGGCTTAAGAAGTTGTTCTTAAGCCGTATGAAAGTTGGATGGGGGTTGGTTTCAACCCTGTTGATTAATGACTGGATGACTTACAAAGAAAAGTGCTAATTGAATGCAGATGATGATTTATCACAAGCTGCCCGAGGATCTGAAGAGGGTGGTCCGTGGCTACTTCACGGTGTGGCAGAGGTTCGGGTTCTGCAGACAACCAGAGGTGATCATGCCGGATCCGGATCCGTATTACCGGAGGATCCGTAGGCGTCCACGGGTGGGCAGGTGGCATCGGCACTATCCGAACTCGATGAATTATCGTAGGCAGTCCCACTTCTTTGAGTGGCATGTCTGGATACGCTCAGACGGAAGATGCCATGATATCTGGACCCTGGAGATGCGTCCACAGTGGGACTTTGGGCACAAGAAGGGTCTTGCTCGTCGAGCCCTGGAGCTGAGGCCGTGGGAGATGGTAACGACGCCATCATGCCGCTTGAATCATGCGTTCCTTCTGGATCATGACAATATGATGCTTCTGGAGTATTCGGTGATACGTGCTGATGCAGCATCGCCGCCTTCCAGACAGTCGATGGCGGACATGCTTATGGAGTATATAACTGAAATGGCACAGATGATTGAGAACGATCGGAAGAAGAAAAAATATTTGTGGTGACATTAAAAAATGTCTCAATTGGTCATATTTCTTCCAGCTCAGAACCAAAAAGAATTCATGTCTGAACCATTTAAACAACAATGGATAAAATTCCTTGATGACTTATTTGCTGGAATTTATTCTCCGGACATGCGTCCAAAGTTCAAGTTGGTTGTGCGGGGGTACTCCACGGAAAAAGAGAATGTAGGAACAACAGAGAGATGTTGATGCGAATGCGGTGGTGTTTGTCATATTTGATGATCCTGACATGAGGATACGGAGGACTCTTTTAACGAATGCGTATGCACTGATGACGAAAAAATTCAATCAGGAAAAAAAAGATACAGCTTCTTCTTTTTCATTCCAGAGTTTTTTTTTATGATGATCTATCCGGAGATGACAAGACCACACTGAAAAAAATATTGGAGCCTTGTATCGCTTCCACAGAACCCGTCGCTCCGGTGGACGCTCCCATAAAACGTATACTGTCGGTCGCTCCTATGAGAGTCGAAAAGGCATCCGAGCACATGATGATCATCATGTCGACCCTCATCTTATGACCCGTGTCCCAGCAATATAATTTTAACTATTTGACAAATAAATGAGGAGGGATGGTCCGAGTGGGCGGACGGTCTACATGGGGGTATCGCAGGGGCGAGCGGGGCAGGACTCGGTATTCTTTGATGGTGGGACGGGTGTGGGGGCGTTATTTGATGGGCATGGGGAGTCGGTGGGTGCGCCGCAGTCGGACAACAGGTGGTTGTTTGATCAGATCTTATCCTTTGTGAGGATCCACGACCTGACCCGATCGTCTGTGCGTAATCTGCGGCGCTTCCTGATGGCTGAACCGATATTCCCGGGGCGGTTCAGGGATTATGGAGTCTCGGCGGTCATCTTTCGGGTCCGATCGGATGGTATCATCGATATCATGGTCCACGGGGACTGCCGTGTCTATATCGATGATGATGAGAAGCTGCCGATATTCACGACACAAAACGAGCGTGAGAGGCTATCGGGGAGGCTTATCCGCGTATCGGGGATAGACAGGGTGGATGGGAGGCTGAATGTGGGTCGAACGATAGGCGACGAGGTGCATGCGATCGGCGACGAGAACATACTGTTCCCCGAGGATGTATTGTGCATCAGGAGGGTGGTATCGATCGACAAGAGTCTGCTCATTACATCGGATGGGATCCGGACGATGCGGCCTCGCAGCGTGAGGAGGTTCAGGGAGGTCATTGTATCGGGTCGTGGGGTGCGGTCGTTCGTGGAGGATGCGAGGGAGGATGATGACGACGCGTCCTACATTCTCGTTACAGGAGGATCCCGGCGGGGAAGAGGATAGACAGCCTGCACCATTGGGGGGTGCAGGAATTGCTTTTCGGGATGGATTGCTTCCCTATAAAAAAATAGCATTGCTACGAGAATGAGATTCGGGGCGGGCGTGCAATCTCCTTGTGGATGGACAATGCCGAGGATGATGGATACCAGATTGATCAGTCTGCTATCAACGTGTACGAACGTATTAGGGTAATCGAGGGGTCATCCTCATCATCAATGGGGATTGAGCCCAAAGAATGACGAGGGGTGAGTGCGCCGGCTGATACCATGATGCTCCTCACAGGATCATGGTGATCAACCACCGGGAGGATGGAGACGACTTCCACAATCGGCCGCATTAACTTTTTTTGACCAAAAAACTTTTTCGTCCCAGCATGATTCTATTCGGAGCCTTCTGACGCACTGGTCGGAGATCCTGCGCTTCTGATATACTGATTCATACGTTGAATAACTTTCATGATCAGGGTTGAAACCAACCCCCATCAAACTTTAATACGGCTTAAGAACAAGATCGGCTTCTTAAGCCGGCCTAAAGTTGGTTTCAAACCTGTTCATGATCGCATAGTGGCACCCCTTCGGCTTGTTATAGTATTCAATCTCTACCATATCGGCAGCAGGGAAGCCCGTCGAGTTTACGATCAAGTGGTTGCATACTTCCCACATTGTAGAAGAGACCCTTTTCTCCGGCCCAGTGATCTTTGGTCTTTTCACGGAAAATATCCTCATCATCAGTTATCATATCAACACATCTTATCATGGCGTTGACGCTTACAAAGTACTCTGAATCGGTGTACAAACACACGCCAAGCTGCGGTAGATCGGATATGTAGCAACATTGACCCTTATATCTTGATCTGTTTATATAGTCAAACCTCCAGAGATCATCCTTCATTATTATTTAAAGACATATCACGTATTTAAGCCGTCTCATCAATAATCTGCAGATGGTTTCAACCCTGTTATGAGGTCTCCATAGGGTGGGTCTGAAGACAGGTTTGAGGATTCATTCGGAGGGGAGGAAATCCAGAGTTGACCCGTCTTCAAGCGACGATAAGGATTGAAAAAGACAGATGGAAAGGATGGATCAGTTTATCTATGTGATCAAAAATGAGGATGAGGGTATCATTGCGTTATTCAATGATCTCGAACGAGCAAAGGAAGAATTGAAACATATTTATCAAAAAACCCCTGATTATAAACATTATCATTATGAAATCCATGTGTACGCACTCACACAGAAGGAATACAAACCCACAAATACCTTCTACACATACCATTTTCCAAACATTTTCTCAGAGCACGGATAAAGTATACCCATCCACCCATCTCATGCTTACATCGACGTAAGGACATGATGGAATTTGGGATGGGCACCGGGTAATTAGCAAACCCTGTGCGGGTTAAACCCCACTCTACTCTGATGACACTTATTTATCAATCCAATCCTTAAGGTGAGCTTGATACCGGCTTAAGGACTTAGGAAACCCGAGTCGACCCGTGCAGTGTTTGGTAATTAGTCCTTCAAAGATATGATTCACAACGAGGTGGTGCTACACATCATGCATGTTCTTGGTTGTTGTTTTTTTTGGAGGGGAAAGAGGATGACAATGGAGAGGTGTGTCGATCGTAGTGTATAAGGAGCAGGAGGAGGATCCTGGAAGACTCTTCTGGGAGATGTTCATGAGTAGACGGGGTACTGGAAGCCGTCATAGTTGCATCCAATGCAGCAGGGGATGCACATGGCGGGCCAGAAGAAGATGGCGAGGAGGACGACCTGGAGGATGCCCAGGCCGTTCATGTTCTGCCTGCAGGGGGGGACCAGGCAGGCGTCGGGGGCATCGAATATCATGTACCCCACCAGCTCCTCACCCGGCAGTGGGGGTGAAGGGGGGTCAATGACACGGTAGAATGGGGCCGGGACGGTTGAGAAGCGGCCTTCTGGAAATGATCCGGCGATTTTCATGTCGTGTGCATCCTATATATCATTGAGATGAAAAAAAACACAGCATACCAAAAAGAATTTGAGAAATCTTTTTTCGAGTTGAAAAGTAGAGATGACGATCCAACCACTATCGTTCACATTCTGCACACAGGATCCTGCCTTCTTCAGCACCGAGGTCGTGGTGAATCAAGACCCCTACATCTCCCACGCCTTTGTCAAGACACCGATTTATGACCAAGCGACCGGGTTTCAGATCGGGTACAAGGTCAGTGATGACTATGTGCAGCAGGTCAGTCCCCGATTGTACATTGTACGCCTGTCAAACACTTATTATTTGGACGGGAGGGGATCGATCACATGGCAGTACACCTTTGAGAATAATTCCAGATCGTTCTTCTACCCCGTCGATGTCCCCGTCGTGTCCACGATTGTGTCCGGAACGGGCGAGTTCTATGGCTCTGCCGGAACCGTCCGTCTCTTCCCCACCGCAGACGGAATGAGACAGGTCCAGATCACCTTCCACTGATAATAAACTCCCATCCTTTTTGAAGACACTTAATGATTCATTCTAATCCTTAAGGCAGGTCTAAGGATTCAGGAAAGGAGATGAGATTCGAGCTATCGGGGTTTTTTGTCAGGTGCGCATAAAGAGGCCGTCGCGGATCCATTCGGAGGAGCCGGTGGTTGTGGTGGGGCGGACGATGATCTTGCCGGATTCGATGGCGGAGATGAGGTGTCGGCTGCGGGTGATGCAGTTGAGGAGGTCGACGAGGAATGCGAGTCTTTCGTCGGAATTGGTGGAGATGGCGGAGAAGATTTCGGGGCGGTAGGTTTTGAGGGAGTGGGTGATGACGCACAGTGCCTGGCAGTTGTCCCTGTCGTTCTCTGATGGTTCGCCGTTCTTGTGGTCGTACTCCATGGGCATGATGGAGTCCTTCATGACGATATCCAGGACGCCGTCGCGCGCTTCCTGTGTCGTCAGGACCCTGATCTTGGTCTGAGCGGAGAACCCCTTCCGTCTGCCCACAGCCGGCTGAGGAGTCATGGCGGCTGGTGGGGCTGGAGGGGTCGATCGGAGGAGCCTGCGCTCGTTGAGGCGCATGAGGTATTCGAGCGTGTAGGCAATGTCATGATCGCGCATGAGGCCGTGGCTCTGTTTGATGAAGCTGACACCGAGCCACGGGTTGAGATCCTGCGAGTCGTAGTGAACCTCGTGCTTGACGAACCCGGCGATGGGTTCCGATCGGATCGCCCGGAGGCGTATGTCCCTGCCGATGATGCGGCCGTTCCTGACAATGTCGAGGGTGCAGGATGAATCCGACACGTCATCATCGGGGAGGTGGACGCTGCGGAAGCGCATCATGCCGATGACCATGAGGCCGGTGTCGCCTGGGACGTCATGGACCCGGAGGACGCTATTCCCGTTCTTGCGCCGATCGACAAACTCGATGCGCTTCATCTTGTCGTCGTCCCGGAAGGACACGAGGATGTTCTGTCCGACGTCCCGGTAGACGGTAATGACGGTCGATCTGGCGTCGTCCGGCACCATGACGCCGGCGGGGCATACGGACATGGTCGTGGGGACCCCGTCTG